TAAAATACTGCCCTCTATTAGCCAGCATAGCTAAGGTTTTCTGCTTCTTCCACTGTAATCGTCTAGTCGTTAAACGCTTAAACTGGTTGCGGGAGTAATATGCCACTACAGTATCGCTCTACGCCTGTATGAGACATGTCTCCCCTTTAATGCCTCTATGTCATCCTTAATCTTATCAAATAGCTCCATCACCACCGCCTCTGTTGGCTTCTTACCAACCTCCCTCCGCCTGCTAATCTTCTTGCTCCCACCATACTCTGGTGCGGAACCCCCCTTAGTAATGGTAGAAACCTTCTCTTTTTTGGTAGGCTTCTCCTCCCCCTCAGCAACCTCCTCCTTCTTGGTAGGTGGTGTCTTACTTACATCATTACTTTTACTCTTTAACTCCCTCCCCTTATATTTAGGAGAGTCTTCTGTAGATTCTACCCTCTCTACCATCTCACCATAAGAGGCTAACATCTCACTTAATAATTTTTCCAGGGATGTAATGTCTTCTTCTAAAGACTCCGACTCCTTATTATTCTCATCTGTAAAGGTGTTATTCTCCTGAACAAAGGAGTTAATCTCCTCCTCACCCGCTTTAGGGTGCTTACTACGATACAGCCGGGTTAACAGGAGGGTGAGCATCTCTGACATCCTACCTTTAATTGCATCTAGTTCTAAATCTAGCGCACTATCTCCTATCGTATCTTCAAAAATATCAAGCATTCTTAGCTCCCGCTTTCTCATGCTCCCTCGCCCACCTATCATAGGCATCAGGGAAGCCTGGATCTGTACCATCTAAATGAAACGGGGTGGCGGAGATTATAAACTCCGCAACCCCATCACACTGAGTACATACCTGCTCATCCCGCCTCGCATCTACAGAGTCTACAAACTTCTCTAAGATGGCATTACAGTCTACGCATTTGTACTCATATATCATTAATGCTTCTCTACAAACTCATATAACTCCTTCGCCTTCGTCTTGATATCCTCTATAGAATAAGGCTTTGGCTGGAGATTTTCCCAATACTCCAAAGTTGCATCACCCTGCTCCTTCGCATGACTCCATGCCTCATCAGTAAAGTCTCTTGTTCTAGCATCGACGAACTCAAAATATCTCTGAGCCATTTCTAAAAGTTTAAAGCGTAATTCAAATGGGGTTGTCATAATTATCTACTCCTCTGTGTGTTATGTGTAAAAGAAGGAGGTATCCCAAAATAATGAGATACCTCCATATCTCCCTATCTATTAGGAAGCTGGAATTACAAATGCAAGACCTGCATCATTACGGAGTTCTCCAACACCGTAAATCGTATCAGCAGTGAACAAATCACCGAGATACTCTTGCTTGTATTGTGTTTGTGAACGTACAGACATCTGCTCAACTAGAGCAAGAGCGTCTTTGTGGATTAGTAATCCAACACGCTCAGTACCCGCACCTGATGAGGCAGTACCACCACCTGATCCAACTGTATCACAATTAGTTGAGATATAAACATCTATCCCATAAATCATGCCAATCTTACCAGTTTTAATTGCATCACCAGAACCAATATACTGTTGCTCAGTAAAGCGGTTAATACCTAGCAAATCATTAGCACATACTGGTGGAATAATCAAAGCACGATTGTCCATTGGTACATTTGCATTATCTAGTTTTAGTATCATTGCACGAAGTCCAACATCAGTAAGATCTTCTTCATTCGCACCCGTCCAATAAGTAATTCCATTGGACCAATCAGCATAAGCCTTGGTATAACTACCATCAGTAGTCGTACCACCTTGTAAACCCTCTCCTAAATCAATTAGGTCAGAGTCAACCTGAGTAGCCAATGCGTAACCCGCATCATCCGTATAGAACCTACGGAGGCTGTTTAATGCTTGAACCTCAGTAATGTCTTCAATAAGCACAGAGTATTCATAATGCTTATTAATGCTGAGATCAACCTTTGAGTGGGTGTCGCTTTGGATTGATACAGCAGTATTAGCTGATTTAGCCGTTGCTGATCCACGGGTTGGTTTGGGGATATGAATTGTATCACCCTTCTTCCCCTTGTGTGCAATCTTAGAAACAAGATTACCAACTACAAGGTTCTTTTTATATCCTGCAATAACCTCATCCGACCATAGCTCTGGAATAAAATCCGCGGCTGTAGTGACCGTTTGATGATTAGTGCCTATTGCACCACTTGCCATTTTATATCTCCTATCTTTAAATTAATGTTAACTATCGAACTCTCCCCTCTGCATACGCTTTTAAAATATCATCAGAGAGAGCATCATATCTATCAGGGTCGTTTATTCTCAACCGTATTATATCCTCCTTGCGGTAAAACTTACCGCCTGACGGATTGGAACCAGTTGCAACCTCTGAGTGTGCCGCCCTTAAAGACTTCTTCTGCCTTGCCTGTTTAAGTTCCGCTACCTCTTGGGTGCGCTCAATATTATTCAAAGCCTTCCAAGTACTTAACAACTCATCCGCTGCATCAACACTATAATTATCATCAGCCTCTGTAAAGAGGAGTGATCTTATAGGGCTTTCCTGGACCCATTGTTGGAAGTCACCATCAGTGATAACCTGTCGATAATCTGGATGTTTATTTGTCAGATTATTAAGTGCACTATCATTCTTACTCTTTCTGGATACAGCCTCCATCTCTCTGAACTTTGGATGATCCTCAATAAGCCTTGATACTGCCGAGGTTGGATCTTCAAAAAAATCTACCTCACTAACTAGTTCTTCCTGTCCTTCTTCTTGTTGTTGAGATCTAGTATTCTCCAACTGTGTTTTAAGGAAGGTATCTGTTAACTGGCGTAACTCGCCAATCTCCTGACCCTTTCTCCCAAGTTCCTGCTCCAGATTTGAGTAGCTTTCTAATATATCCTTCTTAGTCTTACCTTTAAACTTAGAAGGTATTTCAAAACTCTCCTCCTCCTCCACCTCTGCTATTGCATCCGGTACATTTCCCCCTCCAGTTGCCTCTTGGGGTGTGCCTACCGCCTTTTCCAGAGAATCTAGTTCAGCTTGTGGTTTTTCCTCGTACTGTGTTGGTACTACTTCCTCATTATCAACAATTACAGTTGCCATATAATCTCTCCTGTACTATTCCGATGTAAACATTTAAAGAATAGATTAGGAGGTATATAAAATGGGGCGCTCTATACGTTCTCCCCTACTTCATCTACCTCAGTATTGCGTGTAAGCTCCTCCAAATTCGCTAACCAGTTAAGAACTTGAAGTGCGCCTTTACGCATATATAGAGTCTTTATATCAGTAATATCATACAAAGACTCATTTGCCTCAATTAGCGTTTTAACCTCCTCATTAAGAAGGGTACGCCAACCATCCGTCTCAAACAGAGCATAACGCTCATCAAAAAACCGCCGGGTATCAATATCCATAACCATTACCCCACCTTATTATTTATTGTTACCTTGTGCCGACTTTAATCCTGTGTTATATCCTGCCTCAACTGCCTTCGCCATGTTAAGTGCGATCTCAGACTCAAGATGTTCCGCCTCAACTGGTGCTTTCTGTGCCTCACCCATCTGATTCATAGCTACTGCCTGTAATTTCTGCACCTTCGCCTGCTTCTCAGCCATATCCAACATCTGTGTTTGCTGTTGCATCTGCTGTTGTTGTGGGTTAGGCTGTTGCATCTGCTGTAGGGTGGCGAGTACCTCCTCCCTGTTCGATAGGGAGCTTGTCTCATAAATACTTCGTAACAGTACCATGAAGACAGGTGATTGAGGTGGTACAAATGAGAGTAGTTGAATAAGTTGTGACATCTCCAACTCCCTCGCCATTATCCCTAAAGTGCTATACGCCTTAAATTTATAATCCCCGGCTGGGTATCGCTCTGGATCGAACTGCATGTAACGATAAGCCGACTTATTTATTAGTGGTACTAGAAAGTTCTCTTGGAAATTGCTCAGGGTGCGCTTCTGTCGCTTAATACTCGCACCCATCATCATGCTCATCCCACTCGCAGTATTATTTCTCGGCTGACTAGCCGTACCTACCTGAGAATCCATAGCCCCAGTACCCATCTGGATCATCCTCTCTAACTCCGCAGACTCAGTATAAGATTGGGGTGAGGTGTTGCCAAAGTTTATCGGCATGAGTACTGAGCGCGGATCACCATTAGTTAAAATAGTCTTCCCCGCTCTTACCTCGAACTTGCTACCTCGCGGTAAGCGAGTCGCATCAATCGCCATCATGGGGTGGGTGGTGAGGGCGAGAGCGTCTATTCGGGCGCGTAACTCTGCATCTAAAGCTTTTTGAGGGTTGTACCCCTTCTCGGCAACACCCCTCCCCCAAAATCTGTCGGGAACAGTGTCATGTTGATAGGCTATAAAGGGTCTATCACTTAAAAGGAAGGGGTTCTCGATTGCTCTTAAAACGGTATCATCATTAGCAATAGTAACAATTGCCTCAACCAGATCATCACCCTCATCCTCATCTAACTCTCCCAGCATATCTGCACCTTTCAGCAGTTTGCGGGGAACTAAGCCATAATATTCTGTAATTTTTACCTTATCATCCACCTCTTGAGGCTCAGTAAGCTCCCCCTCCATGATGTCAACCTCATCAGAGTGGCTTCCAATGGCGACATCCCTATAAATACCTTGATTTATATTCTCTATTATGTTATGTCGAGGCTTGATTAGTATGTGAGCGCACCCCAATGCACTCTCAATATCC